GTACTACGTCATGGAGTAAAACCGTTACAGGTAATCCAATGGGAACCACTTATGGATTTGCTACTTTAAATATGAGCAACTAAATTTGAAGTAAATTATTTTGTATATTTGTAAAAAATAAAAAACAATGGCATTAAAAGGACAATATAACTTTAAAGGTATATCTTTATCTGAGGCATACTTCATGGTTGAAAGCACAAAATCAAGAAAAACACATATGAGTGAGGTTGTTTTAGTAACACCAGCTGTTTTGAACGAATTAGATGAAATAATCGAAGCACCTGTTTACGAAACACAATGGATTAAAGCTGTTCAAGCTGTTGCTAGTGTTAAATTATATACTAGTAAATCAAGCAAAGAAGAAAACCCAACATCTTTTTTAGATATAAAGAATTATTCTTTTACTCCTAGTGAAAATCAAACGGCAAAAAATATAACAATTCAAGCTTACGAATATTTAAAAACATTAGAAGAGTTTGAGGGATTTATAGACGCGTAAATTAATAATTAAATTAAATAAAATGGCAAAAATTACAGATGAGCAATTAAAACAATTGCAAGAACAGGTTAATACTATTAACCAAAATCAATTAAAAATTGGTAGCTTAGAGACTCAAAAACACACATTAATTCATAATGGTGTAGAACTACAAAATCAACTTAGGGGTATCCAAGATGAACTTGAGAAGGAATACGGTAAAGTTTCCGTAAATATTTCTACAGGGGAGTACGAAGAAATTAAAGAAGAAGATTCTAAATAGTATGCAAATACGTAAGATATCTATAGGAGCAGACTATAAAGGTAGTGCGATGCATTACCTTTTAGGACAAGATGTCTTGAATGGAAGTTATAACATACATTTAATAGATTATAGTTCTGATAAAGAATCTTTTTTAATTTATATTGAAAAGAATAATGAAGTTTTTCTTTGGAAAGAATTTAATAAAAACATCCCTGTTTCTATAGAGTACAATATATATTTTTAATATGCACTCTCCTTACTACTTTATAATCAAGCCTTTAGGTCTTGAATATAATAACGAAATAGAAATCTCTGGTCAAAAGGTGATTGTGAACTCTACTGTTGAGAATCATAAACACGTAAATAGATTTGCTAAAGTAGTTCATGTACCTAAAAGGTATAACGGCAATATCGTTAAAGATGATTTAATTATCGTCCACCACAATATATTTAGAATATATTATGATATGAAAGGCCGTCCAAAAAAATCACCAAATTACTTTAAAGATGGTTTGTATTTTATAGATGAACATCAGTTCTATTTATATCATAACGGCAAGAAATGGAATTCTGTTTTAGACTATTGTTTTGTAAAACCTATAGACGTAGAAAATTCGTATCTTTATGAGGAAGGGTTAGAAGATAACACAGGTTATTTAGTTTACTCAAACAATGAACTTTCTAAACTAGGAGTTAAAGAGGGTGATAAAGTTAACTTCAGGAAAGATAGTGAATATGAGTTTGAGGTAGATGGAGAACTTTTATATAGAATGAAATCTAGTGATATATGCACGATACTACAATAAATGACATAAAAAAAAGAATTATACAGGCAGGTCATGAGGCTGTAAACGAATTAATTAATGTAGCAAAAGAAAAAATTGTAACAGGAACAGAAGATGATGTTTCTGCTGATAGATTAAAAAACGCAGCTGCTACAAAAAAGTTAGCGATATTTGATGCTTTTGAAATACTAAGCAGAATTGAACAAGAAAAAAGCTACATTGATAATAAACCTATAGAGAAAGATAAGAAATCTTTTAGTGGTTTTGCAGAAAGAAGATCTAAGTAATGTACAAACAAACTTTATATTTTATAACAAAAGATATTATACCTGAAAAAGTTTTAAAACTCAGGAATAAAAAAAAGGCTTGGGCTTATGGATATAATAAAGAGTTTGATGTTATTATTATTAGTAAGTCAGGTGAGATAGGAGATATTTATTCTATACAAGGCTTAATTATTGCATTACCAAAAGAAAATAATGTAGAAAACTCAGAGAAGTGGACTAGAAAAGAATACCCAAAAGAACTAAAGACTATAAAGAGTATCTTTGATTGGAGAGATTTGCCAGATGATTTTAAATCAAAATGGCACAAATACATAGATAGTGAATTTAAAAAACGTGAAGAAGGTTATTGGTTTAAAAATAAAGGGGTTAATACTTATATTACTGGCACTCACTATATGTACTTGCAGTGGACCAAGATTGATATTGGGAACCCAGAGTTTAGAGAAGCAAACAGATTATTCTTTATATTTTGGGAAGCATGTAAAGCAGATAAACGATGTTATGGAATGTGCTATCTCAAGAATAGACGTTCAGGTTTTTCGTTTATGGCATCCGCAGAGACAGTTAATTTGGCGACCATATCTTCCGATTCACGATACGGGATACTGTCCAAATCTGGAGCCGATGCGAAAAAGATGTTCACAGATAAAGTGGTACCAATTTCAATCAATTATCCATTCTTTTTCAGACCAATACAGGATGGTATGGATAGACCAAAGACAGAACTTGCCTATAGAGTTCCCGCATCAAAATTCACCAGAAAGAGATTCGATTCAAAAGATAGACCTCAAGAAATGGAAGGATTGGACACGACCATCGACTGGAAAAACACGGGAGATAACTCCTATGATGGAGAGAAACTTTCCCTCCTCGTCCACGATGAAGCGGGTAAATGGGAAAAACCAGAAAACATCCTCAACAACTGGAGGGTTACAAAAACAACATTAAGATTAGGTTCACGAGTTATAGGTAAATGCATGATGGGTTCAACATCCAATGCATTGGATAAAGGTGGAGAAAACTTTAAAAAACTATATAATAATTCAAATGTAACTGAGAGGAATAAAAATGGACAAACACAGTCTGGGCTTTATAGTTTGTTTATTCCAATGGAATGGAACTTTGAAGGATATATAGATGAGTATGGATTTCCTGTATTTGAAACTCCAAAAAAAGAAATAAAAGATTCTTATGGAGATATAATTGATACAGGTGTTTTAGATAGTTGGGAAAACGAAGTAGAGGGATTAAAGAATGATCCAGATGCATTAAATGAATTTTATAGACAATTTCCAAAAACAGAATCTCATGCTTTTAGAGATGAGTCAAAAAACACTCTATTCAACCTCACAAGAATATATGAACAAATAGATTACAATGACTCTTTTGCTGTAAAGACTTCAGTTACAAGAGGAAACTTTCATTGGAAAGCAGGTAAAAGAGATACAGAAGTTATATTTTCTCCTGAGATAAAAGGAAGATTTTTTCTTTCGTGGATTCCTTCACCTGAAATAAGAAACAATGTTATAGATAAAAATGGTAAAAAGTATCCAGGAAATAAACACTTGGGTTCTTTTGGTGGAGATTCATATGATATATCTGGAGTAGTAGGGGGAGGAGGATCCAAAGGATCGGTTCATGGAATGACTAAGTTTCACATGGAAGATGCTCCTACTAATATGTTTTTTCTAGAGTATATTTCTAGACCTCAAACTGCTGAAATATTTTATGAAGATGTTTTGATGGCTTTGCATTTTTATGGAATGCCTATATTATTAGAAAACAATAAACCAAGAATTTTATATTACCTAAAAGAAAGAGGATACAGAGCTTTCTCTCTTAATAGACCTGATAAACATAGAAATGTTTTATCAAAATCTGAAAAAGAATTAGGTGGTATACCGTCTTCATCAGCAGTAATTTCTGTACATGCTGAGAACATAGAAAGCTATATTGAAGGTCATGTAGGAGTGTTAAGAGATGAGGGAAATATAGATTATGGTAGTTGTGGAAATGTTTTTTTTAACAGGACTTTATTGGATTGGGCAAATTACGATATCAATAACAGAACTAAATTTGATGCAACAGTAAGTTCTGGGTTTGCTATTATGGCAAATCAGTCTACTATTAGGAGGGGTGAAGAAAAACGTAATCAAATAAATCTTAACTTTGCAAGATACAGTAACAAAGGTTTTGTTAGTGAAATTATTAAATAAATATGATAAATAAGCCAAGATTCGGATCTGGTGGTGGTTTCCCAAACCAGTTTGTATCAGACATCGAAAAAGACACTTATGAATATGGTATTCGTGTAGGTCAAGCTATAGAATCTGAATGGTTCTCTAGAGACTACGGAAGTAGCATGTACGGAGAGTTGCGTTCAGAGTATTTAAAAAGAAGATTATACGCTAGAGGAGACCAACCAGTAGAGAAGTATAAGAATGAATTAGCTGTAAATGGTGATTTATCTTATCTTAATCTTGACTGGACTCCAGTACCTATTATACCCAAGTTTGTAGATGTAGTTGTTAATGGAATATCTAATAGATTATTAGATGTGAAAGTAGAGGCTGTAGATGATTTATCATCCATGAAGAAACAAATGTTTCGTAATGAAATGTATACTGATATGGTTGGTAAAGATATACTAACTATGGTTAAAGACGAAACTGGAGTGGATGCTTTTAATAATCCACAAGATGAAGTTCCTGATACTGAAGAAGAATTAAATCTATACATGGATTTAAGATATAAGCAAGCTATAGAGGTTGCTGAAGAGACTGCTATTAAAACAATACTTGAAATTAACGAATATGAAGAAACAAAGAGGAGAATAGATGAAGATAATGTTGTTTTAGGTATATCTGCTTTAAAACATTCTTTTGATATTCATGACGGAGTTAAGATAGAATATGTTGATCCAGTTAATTTTGTTTATTCACCTACAGAAGATCCTAACTTTAAAGACTGTTATTATTTTGGTGAATTGAAATCAGTTCATGTTACAGAGTTAAAAAAAATAAATCCAGATCTCACTCAAGAAGATATTGAAAAAATATCTAAACTTGCTAGCAGATTTGACGGATATAAAAGTACACAGAATTTACAAACACAGAGTGGATTAGATAAGTCTAATGTTTCTTTGTTGTATTTTTGTTACAAGACAGATAAGGAAATTGTATACAAAGTAAAAGAAACTGCAAACGGTGGTCAGAATCCAATTGAAAAGGATTCTTCATTTAATCCACCAGAAGAAAGCCAAGAAAGATTTAAAAAAGTATCTAGAAGAATAGATGTTTGGTATGAAGGAGTATTGGTTATGGGGACTAATCACTTATTAAAGTGGGAGGTTATGGCTAACATGGTTAGACCTAAGTCAGCTTTTCAAAGAGCATTACCTCCATATATTGTTTCTGCTATAAAAATGTCTAAAGGGAATATAGACTCTTTAGTTAAAAGAATGATTCCTTTTGCAGATCAAATACAATTAACTCATTTAAAATTACAACAAGTCGTTGCAAAAATGATACCAGATGGTGTGTTTATTGATGCAGATGGTTTGAATAGTGTTGATTTAGGTAATGGAGCTTCATATAATCCTTCAGAAGCTTTATCTATGTACTTCCAAACAGGTAGTGTTATAGGTAGGAGTTATACTGAAGATGGGGACTTTAATAACGCTAGAGTTCCAATTCAAGAACTAACAAGTAGTGGTTCTAATGCAAAGATTCAAAGTCTTATTGCTATGTACAACTACCAACTTAATATGATAAGAGCTGTTACTGGTATCAATGAAGCTAGAGATGGTTCAACACCAAGTGAGCATTCTTTAGTGGGTGTTCAGAAGTTAGCTGCTTTGAATAGTAATACAGCTACAAGACATATTGTACAGTCAGGAATTACAATTACAAAAAGAATTGCTACCGCTGTTTCTTATAGAATATCTGATATTATGATGTATTCTGATTTTGCTGATGATTTTGCAAAAATGATTGGTAAAAACAACATGGCAGTTGTAGAAGAAATACTAGGTGTTCATTTACATGACTTTGGTGTATTTATAGAGATAGAGCCAGATGAAGAAGAAAAAGCTTTATTAGAGCAAAACATTCAGCAATCTATTCAGTCTAAAGTTTTAGACTTAGACGATGCAATTGATATAAGGGCTGTCAAAAACGTAACCTTAGCAAACTCTTTACTTAAGATAAGAAAAAAGAAAAAAAGAAAAGAAGACTTAGATATTCAACAGCAGAATATTCAAATGCAAAGTAAAGCTAATGCTGAATCAGCACAAGCTGCGTCTCAATCAAGAGTGCAAGAAGAGCAACAAAAATCTCAATTAGAAGCTCAAATGATTCAAATGAAAAGTGACTTAGAGATGAAGAAAATGCAGGCTGATAAAGAGATACAAAAAGAATTGATGCAAATGAAACATCAGTTTGATTTACAATTAAAACAAATGGAAACGGATAATGTTTCTAATAAAGAGAAATATAAGGAAGACAGGAAAGATAGTAGGACAGATAAACAAGCTACTCAACAAAGTAGATTGATTAGTCAAAGAAAAAAAGACCTACCTCCAGTTGACTTTAATAAATCAGGAGATGCTAACCAAATAATGAATAATTTAAGTGGTCAAATAGCTCCAGAAAACATGTAGTTTTTTTAACTAATTTTGTAAAACAATTTAAATCTAATCTAATATGAACAAAGATGATCAAGACGTCGACTATAAAGTTGACTTATCAAATCCACCTGTAGAAAAACAGGTTGAAGAAAATAAAGAAGAAGATTCTGTTGAGAATCAAGAAACTGAATCTAAAGAAGAGGAAGTTGTAGAGCAACAGGTTGAAGAAAAAAAGGAAGAGGTAGAGGAAGAACCTACACCAGTTTCCAAAGAAGAAATGATTGGAGAGTACCTTACTAATAAATACAGTATGGGTATTGAAGATCTAGATAACGTTCTTTCAAATAAAAACAAGAATGCTCAAGTTTTACCTGAAGAGGTTGAAAAGTATTTAAAGTTTAAAGATGAAACCAAGAGAGGTTTAAAAGATTTTGTAAAAGCTAATGAAGATTTTAGTGATTATGATGACTCATCTTTATTAAAAGAATACTATAAACAATCTAATCCAGAGCTAGATGATTCTGATATTAATTATTTAATAGAAGATAAGTTTGCTTTAGATGAAAGTGTTGATACAGACACAGATAAAAGAAGGAAAATTCTTGAGAAGAAACAAGAGCTTTATAAAGCAAAGCAGTATTTTGAGCAAACAAAGGAAAAATACAAAGCTCCACTTGAGTCAAGTATGGAGGGTATTCCAGAGAAAGCAAAAGAGGCTGTTGAGTTTTATCAGCAATATAACGATGAAAAGGCAAAAGAGCAAGAAGTAATCTCTAGACAAAGACAATCTTTTGAAGAGAAAACTTCTAGGTTTTTTAACAATGATTTCAAAGGTTTTGAATTCAAAATTGGGGAAAAAACATTAAACTTTAAACCTAAAGACAAACAAGAAGTTGTAGACAAGCAATTAAACTTGAACAATTTTATTAATTCGTTTTTAGATGACAAAGGTGTTCTAAAGGATGCAAAGAAGTATCACACCGCTTTAAACATGGCTATGAACCCAGAGGCTTACGCTAAGTTCTTTTATGAGCAAGGTAAATCTGATGCGGTAAATGACGTGGTTAAAAAAGGTAAAAACATAGATATGAATGTGCGTTCTAAGGTTGATTCATCAAAACCAGGTGCAAAATACAGAGTCGTAGAAAGCGGCAAAGGATTCTCATCTGGATTAAGAATTAAAAAAAAATAATAAACGCTTAAAAATTTAAAAAAATGGCACAATCTATTAATTTTGACGGGTCTGCAGGAGCACAAATCGGTGGTTCTACATCCCTAACACCAGCACCAGGAAAGAGTTTAGGTAATTCTAACTACCTTTCTAATGCTGATTACACATTCGCACAACAATACTTACCAGACTTGTATGAACAAGAGTTTGAAAGATACGGTAATCGTACCGTAGCATCTTTCTTAAGAATGGTAGGTGCAGAAATTCCTTCTTCTTCTGATTTAATCAAATGGAGCGAGCAAGGAAGATTACACGTACAAGCTTCTGGTACTGTTACAGACGCAGAAGAAATTACTGTAGCTGGACATAGCTTTAGAGCTAACCAAACAGTTATCGTTTCAAAAACTGGAAGTCAAGCTAAATGTCTTATTACTGCTGTATCTACTGATACTATCACTGTTAAGACTTTTGCTTCTTTGGATTTATTCAACGTAGCAGGAACTGATGGAGTTGGCCCTTTTGATGACAATGATGCTGTAACGCTTTTTGTTTTTGGTTCTGAATTCAAAAAAGGTTCTGCTGGAATGGTAGGTTCTTTAGAAGCTGATTTCGAAGCTAAAGAGAACAGTCCAATTATCATCAAAGACAAATACGAAGTATCTGGATCTGAGATGGCACACGTTGGATGGGTAGAAGTAACTACTGAAGCTGGAGCAAATGGATACCTATGGTACTTAAAATCTGAGTCTGAAACAAGATTAAGATTTGAAGACTATTTAGAAACTTCAATGATTGAAGGAGAGCCTGCTGCTGCTGGTTCTGGAGCTGCAACAGCTGGGTACAAAGGTACTAAAGGTCTTTTCTATGAAGTAGAAAATGGCGGAAACGTAACTACAGGTACTATTGACTCAAGAGAAGATCTTGAAGATATCGCAAAAGTTCTTGATAAAGAAGGAGCGATTCAAGAAAATGTAATGTTCGTAAATAGAGCAACATCTTTCGATATAGATAAAGTATTAGCTGCACAAAACAACAATGGAGCGTCTACTGCATCTTACGGATTATTTGACAATGACGAAGATATGGCATTAAACCTTGGATTCTCTGGATTCCGTATTGGTTATGACTTTTACAAGTCTGACTGGAAATACTTAAACGATGCTACCACTAGAGGTAACATTGGAGGTATTGATGGTATCGTTGTTCCTGCTGGAACAGTAACTGTTTACGATCAAGTTCTTGGAGAAAATGCTAAGAGACCATTCTTACATGTTCGATACAGAGTATCTCCTACTGAAGACAGAAAGTATAAGTCTTGGGTAGTTGGTTCTGCTGGTGGAGCTGCAACTAGCGGTGATGACAAAATGGAAGTTCACTTCTTGTCTGAGCGTGCTCTTTGTACAATGGGAGCTAACAACTTCATTTTAATGAAGTAATATTTACTTAAGGGGGACGCTAATTAAGGTTTCCCCCTTTTTCTTTAATTAAATTAAATCTTAAATAAAATGGCAACAAGAAATGCAACAAAAGCGTTTGGATACAATTCTTTATTTCCAAACTTAGAGCAAAAACAAAGAGTTTTTGTAATAAAGGAGAATAAATCTCCTATCCGTTTAATGATAGCGGTAAAACACACATCAAGAAAACCTTTAACTTTTTTCGACGGAAAACTAAACAGGGCACTTAGGTATGCAACTAATCAGCTAACTCCATTTATGGATGAGCAAGATGGTGTTGTTACTATGGAGCCTATCGTTTTTGATAACGGTGCTTTAATTGTTCCTGAATGGAATGTTAATTTGCAGAAGTTTTTATTAATTCATCCTCAGTTCAACAAAACTTTTTTTGAATTAGATAAAGAAGCAAATGCAAGTAAAGAGGTTGAAAGTATATACTCAGAATTAGACGCTCAAATAGAGGCTAAGAATCTTAATATTGATGATTTAGAAGCTATAGCTAGAGTATGTATGAAAGGAAGTATATCTTTAATGACTTCTTCAGAATTAAGAAGAGATATGATTATATGGGCAAAGAAACACCCGTCTGAATTTATGTCTTTGTTAAGTGATGAAAACCTTAAATTAAGAAACATAGCTGTAAGAGCAGTAGAACAAGGTATATTACACATTAATAGTGATAATAGGACTGTCGTATGGAAAGACAAGAAGAAAGAGAAAATAATGGTTGCTCCTTTTGGAGAAAACGTTTATAGTTCTCTTGGTTTATTCTTTAAAACAGACGAAGGTCTTGATGTTTTACAAAACATTACAAACAAATTATAATTACTTTATCACTTAATAACAGAAGAGGTCGCAAATTGTGACCTCTTTTTTTTTGTATTTTTGTAAAAAATATATCCTATGATAAATAGCGTAAGAAATACTGTTATGTTTTTGTTGAATAAAGATAACAGAGGATATGTGTCTCCTTCAGAGTTTGATTATTTTGCTAAACAAGCTCAATTAGAAATATTTGAGTCTTACTTTTCTGAATATTCTAAGGCTCTATTAGCTCAAAACTCTAGAAAAAGAGGTTTGAATTACGGAGACTCTGTTGCTCATATACAAAACAAGATTGACATATTTTCAAAAAATCAAGCATTAACTTTTTCTACTGATCACTTTGTTGTGCCTTCAGATTTGTATAAATTAATAAACTTAACTTATGGAGGAAAGGTTGTTCAACAAGTTCCAATGCATCGTTTAGATATGATTGTGAATAGCAACTTATCCGCTCCTAGTGTTACCTACCCTGTATTTACAAGAGAAGGTGTTAAAATGAATGTAAGGCCTACAAGTATTTCAACAACAGGAGATGTTATTGCTAATTACATAAGAAAACCTTTAGATCCTCACTGGGGATATAACACTATAAATTCTGATCCTGTATATAATTCAGACAGCTCTGTAGATTTTGAAATATCCGAAGAAGATGAAACTGATTTAGTTATTAAAATATGTAAATATTCTGGATTAAGTATACGAGAAGCTGATGTTGTACAATTAACTAGCCAACAAGAGCAGTTAGAATATCAAAAACAAAATTCATAACATATGCCAATTATAGGAACAAACATAACACAACAGCAATATTATCAAAATGACGGCAACAATCCCACTAATGAAAATTGGGGTACTTATCAATACCTTTTGTTGTCTGATATTATAAACAACTTTTTAGTTACTTATGTTGGAGACGATAAGGTAATAAATAAGATTGACAGAAATGAAATAATATTTCACGCAAAAAGAGGTTTACAAGAATTACATTATGACGTGCTTAGGGAAGTAGTTGGTTTTGAAGCACAAATTCCAGACACTTTAAAAATGCATCTACCTCATGATTTCGTTAGCCTGGTTAAAATATCTTATGTAGGTAGTGATGGATTAACTCACCCTATAAATCAAAATTTCAACTCAAAAATAACAAAGTCGTATCTACAAGATAATTCTGCTCAAAGAAATATATTGACTGATTCTAACGGAGATGCTATAACAGGTACTCCAGTAATAGAAACTAACTGGTTAAATCAACCAAAAAAAGATTTAAGAACAACAAACAGAGGTTCTAAGGGACAAAGATACGGTTTAGATACTTCTACCTCAAATGAAAACGGAAGTTACCTTATAGATAAAAATTCTGGAACTATAATGTTTAGCACAAACTTACATGGACAGAATGTTGTTATAGAATATGTTTCAGATGGGTTGTATTCCTGTGCAGATAATGAGTTAAAAGTTCATAAATTAGCAGAAACGTTTATGTATGACTACATTTTTTCAAATGTATGTAAACAGAAGTTTGGTATACAAGAGTTTATTGTTAGAAGAGCAACAAAACAATCTTCAGCTTCATTAAGAAATGCAAAAATAAGATTAAATTCTATTAAATTAAATGAACTAACTCAAACTTTAAGAGGGAGAGATAAGTGGATAAAGTAATATGAAGATACAAAATTTATTTTCTACAGGAAAAATGAATAAAGATGTTGATGAACGTCTTATTCAAAATGGTGAATTTATAGACGCTCTTAATGTACGTGTTCTTAATACAGCTGGAAGCGATGCAGGTGCTATAGAAAATGAAAAAGGAAACGTAAAACTCACCAACATCAATATAACAAATAGTCCAGAGTGTATTGGATCTATTTCAGATGAAGCTAAGGAAAAAATATATTGGTTTGTAGTTAATGATTTAGGGTATTCATATATTTATGAGTATGATAGAACAAATGACATAACCTCCACTGTAATTGCAGATGAAAGGACTGGTAATAGTCAAGTTTTAAATTTTAATAAAGATTATAAAATAACTGGAGTTAATGTAATTTATAATAGCTCTAAAAAAAGTAAGCTTCTTTTATGGACTGATGGATTAAATCAGCCAAGAATGATAGATATAAGTAGATCTAAAACTTATGGTATAAATAATTTTTACGAAGACGATATATCTTTATATAAGAAGCCACCAAAGGAAGCTCCTTCAGTTAGACCATACAACACGTCAATAGCCACAGAGAACGCTGTTAAGGAACAGTTTTTTGCTTTTGGATATAGATACAGGTATTTAGATGGAGGTTACTCAGCTTGTTCTTCTTTTACTTACTTTCAATTCACACCTAAAGAATTTAAAATAGATTTTACATCTATGGAAAATAAAGGTATGGAGAATATTTTTAATGGATATAAAGTATCTTACAATAGTGGAGATCATAGAGTTACAGATATTCAGTTACTTTTTAAATACCCTACCGAACCTACAATTTATGTTGTAGATAATATAAATAAAAAAGACAGTTCCGTTTTAGATAACGCAACAGAGACTTACGATTTTACTAATAAGAAAATATATAAAACTTTACCTCAAGATGAGGTTTTTAGAACCTTTGATGACGTTCCTTTAACAGCAAAAGCTCAGGACATAATTAATGATAGAGTTGTTTTTGGAAACACAACTTCTCAATATGACATAGAAGAAGTAAAGGGTTCTAATGAAAACATAAGGATTAACTATAATGTTGATATAGTATCTGACTCTCAAGAGGGTCAAGATATTATAGGTTCAAGAACGGTTAGTAACACTAAAGTTACTTTTGATTTAAGTAGTTATGAGTTAAAAAAAGACTTTAAGATAACATTGTTTTTATCTGTACAGTCTGATGAACAAGGAACATCTCCTAATGAATATTTTTCTGGATCTGCCGTTTGTCAATCAGCTCTTATATTATCTCAAGATTATTCTTCTGTCAGTAGCTTAGTTGCTTCAACAGAGTTTTTAGAATGCTTATCTTCTTTAAGTAGTATTTTTGAAAGTGTAGTTACTACTTCAACACCTCCAAACCCTCTTAATCTAATTTATGGATCTTTTTCTTTAGATTCATCTACCTCTACAGGGTTTACTTTATTGGCTCCTATAAATACACATGTTACTGATGACACTCCTTTAGATAGTTCTGATAACAATAATGCAAATTTTACCACAGAAATAAGCGAGACTTTTAAATTTGAGGATGGTAGTAAGGTAAATATTAGTGAGTCGTTAAGTAACATATCTCTAAAGACACTAAGAAGTTATGAGGTTGGGTTATCTTATTTAGACAGCTATGGGCGATATTCAAGTATTTTATTACCTAGAGAATCTGTAGGTGAAACGTCAAGTGAAGTTTTTTGTCCTGTAGAAAAAAGTATAAATCTTAATAGTTTAAAAATAACCTTAAACAACAAGCCTCCTTACTGGGCTGATAGATACAAGTGGTTTGTCAAAGTAAATAAAGACAGGCATTACAATGTTTACGGTACAATATTTTATGAAGATGGTGTTTATAGATGGATTTTATTACAGGGAGCTAATTTAGGAAAACTAGAAGAAGGTAAAAACTTGATTGTAAAGGCTGACGATAATGGCCCATTAACTAAAGAGATAAAAACAAAAATACTTGAAGTAACAACTAAAAACGCAGTAGATGAGGTATCTGTTGGAGAGGGTTGGATAAAAGGAAATAAAGATTTTGAGGGAGAAAATTTAATTGAAAAAGCAGGTACTTACATTAAGATAAGACCTAATGGCTTTTCAATGGATTTCAAAGAAGATAATTTTATTTTTTATGAAAATTCAGATGTAGCTGGTAATGGTTTTTTAAATAGCTGGACAGGAACAAACAGAATAGTTATACCAACTGAAACAGAGCAGGGTCTTTTACAAAAAATATCTACAGGAACCACAACAAACCCTGTTACATATGTCAATCAAACTTTAAGCCCTGGTAGCGATGTTACTTTAGAATTATCTTATACTGAAAGTGACGGAGATCCTAGTTTCAATTACTTTAAACAATGGCAAGTAAATGGAACTTATGAAACAACAGCAACAAGAAATTCTTTTGGGCTGTTTTTAGACAGTGAAACAAACTTTCCTTCACTTGATATAGCTAGTTACAGTGGAGCTGAACCAGGAACTACAGTAAAATTTACCGTAGACTCTTTAAACGATGATGATGAAAGGTTCTATTTATATATTTATAAAGTAGTAAACTCAAATAGATGGGTGATGAAAATTGAACCATCTGAATTTACTGCACTTTTAGAAAATTCTACAATAACAGCAAAATTAGAGATTATATTAATAAGTGGTCTAGCTGTTTTTGAAACAGAGCCAATTGATATAGATGATGATATTTACTATGAAACAGAGGAGACTTTTTATATAGAAAATGGACTTCATAAAGGTAATTTACAAGATCAAACATCTTCTTTACCATCTATTTCTAAATTAAAATTTGGTAATTGCTTTAGTTTTGGTAACGGTGTTGAAAGTGTTAGGATTTCAGATGATAGGTTTAAACCTAGTTTAGATATAAAATCAAGACCTAATATATCAATTATAGAAGGTTACGAAAAAAAAGAAGATGAAACTAAATTAATATACAGTGGAGCTTTTAATGAGAACACTGGTTATAATACTCTAAATGAATTTAATTCTAGTAGAGGTATAACTAAATACATGGATATGAAGTATGGATCTATTCAAAAGCTTTTTGCTAGAGAATCAGATTTAATTGTACTTCAAGAAGACAGGGTTTCAAAAGTATTGTATGGTAAAAATTTATTACAGAGTCCAGATGGTAGCGGAAGTTTATCTCAAATAGAAAAGGTTTTAGGTCAAGACGTTCCTTATTCTGGAGAATATGGTATATCAATAAACCCTGAATCTTTTTCTAACTATGAGGGTAGAATGTATTTTACAGACGCAAATAGAGGAGCTGTTGTTAAATTGAGTAATGATGGTTTAACACCTATTTCATACTCTGGAATGAAAGCCTTTTTTAAAGAGAATTTATATAACAACAAAGCATATTATAATATAGGTGGATTTGATCCTAAATATCATCAATATGTTTTATCTATGGGTAATGATCAGGTTCCTCAAGAAACTTTAGAGCTAGATTGTGCTTCTGCTTTTACAAGAACAATTTCTTCTGCTGGATTTAGTTATGAATTAAATGTTGGTTCTTTTCCTGGAACAACAACTATCAATTATACTACTTCTGCGTCTACAAATATAGTTGTAGTTTATAACGGTGTAACTCATACAAATAACGGATTAACAGGTACAGGACAAATTACATTTCCTGTAAGCTCTTCTGATTTAAACGTAACTAATATAGCTACAGTAACTTTAACACCTGTAAGTACTGCTACGATAAGTATAACACACACTTGTCCTGTTCCAGATACTTTAGAGGTTGTGCTTGTTGTTGTAAATGATTCTCAAGAGGTTAATCAGAATATAATAAACAGATTTAAACATAACGGTGCTCAAGGTAATATTTATAATTCAGATTTAGATGTTTTTGAATCTGACGAATTAACTAGATACGAAGTATTGACTGGATACATGGGAACTGATATTATACCTAACAACGGAGATACTATTACTATATCTTCCTTAAAACAAATTGGTGTACATACGGGAGATTTTAATGATTGTAATAGTTTGGGTTATTTAGTTTCTGCCGCTGGAGGTCTTAGTGTTCAAAACATAATAGATCAGGCAACGTATCCAACAGTAACTACCACTACTACTTCTTCTGAAGAAGAGAACGTTACTTCATTTACATTTAATAGAACAAACACTAGTGAAAAATTATATTTAGTTTGGAACTACATAGATTCTTTGCCTGTATTGACAGACGATAGTGTAACTGGAATTACAAACGGAGGTAGTAGCGTTATAAACGTAGTTGCAAACGATTCTATACCTTCACCATACACCTTAACAATAGGTACTGCTCCTTCATACGGTACTGCTGTAGTTAATTCAGATAATACTATAACCTATAGCCACACAGAAGGCAACAACCTAAATGACAGTTTTACTTATGTTGTTAGTAGAGGTGGGGCTTGTCAAGCAACTGCAACAGTTACAACTCAAGCATTAGCAATATCTGTAGATACTTACATATACATATATTTTGATGACTCAGGTTCTATGGCAACAACTGAATCAGAGCTTCAAACACTTAGAACTGGTGCTTTAAAAGGAACGTTACAAGATTTATATGCAACTGCAGGAACAGAGTCTAGTGGAAACACAGATAGTTCAACAAACGGTAGTGATGAATATGATAGTAAAGTAACTATTGTTTACGGAGCAGGTTCTTCAAATAGCTGGCAAGATGAAAGAACTTTTGCTGCTTTAGGAGATAATGATGTAAATGACTTTATATCTACATCATCACATAATAATTTTCCATCTGATGCGAGTAATGTGATTGTGATTGTTTTTCAAGACGAGTCAACTCCATACGGTGCGAGTGGAGGTGGAACTACTGCACCATCAAGAACAGCAACATACGATACAGATATGGCTGATTTAAGATCAAGAGTTACTTCTTTAAACTCAACAAATAGTGGTTTTTATAGAGGTATACTAATGGAGGTACAAGGTTATGCGCAGTTTAACGCATTTATTGATGCGGTAATTGGAGGTACAGGAACTTATTCTGGAACAAACGGATTATCAGATTTAGTTACTGGTTCATCACCTACATTTAATTTCGTTCAAAACGTAGAGGAAAGTGACAATAACGACGCAAATGCTCCTCTTAAACCAGTACCATACACAGGTAATTTTGATCAATGGCAATATTATTACTTGTATTTAATAACTGATTCACTTAACACACTAGGATTCTCTCCATCGCCAGGAGCATGGCCTATAGTAATAGACGATTAATATGGGATTACAGTCAGGACAAAGAACAATAACATACGATGAAGTTTACAACGCTTGGACTTCTTTTCATTCTTATGAACCAGAGTGGATGGAAAGATTAGGTACTAATTTTTATAGTTTTAAAAACGGAGAATTATATGTTCATGATGAAAATGAAAGTAGAACTAATTTTTATGGAAGCTCTCATGGATGTAGTATAACTTATTCTTCTAATAAAAACCCGTCTGACGTAAAGCTATTTAAATCCTTGTCTTTAGAGTCAAATTCAAGCAGTTGGTATGCTACACTAAACTCAGAACTTGAGGCTGGACTAATAGGAACCTCCTCTAACAATAAGTTTGAAGATAAAGAAGGTTTTAAATACGGATACATAAGAAGAAATGTGTCTAATAAATTAGACTTTAACAAATTATCTATAATTGGTATCGGTAATTTACAAGCTGTACCAGGAACTAATCAATATCAGTTTACTAAAAATATACCTAATCAAATCTCTTTTAATGGATCTGATGGAGTTGGTGGAGATGAACTGTTTTTTAATGACGGAACAACTAAGTTAGTTGGGGTTATTAACACTTTTCAAGACAATGTTATAACTACAGTATCTACTGACAACTTACCACAAGCCGATGATTTTTGTTTTGTTGTTAAAAATGCAGAATCAGAGTCTTATGGGGTAAGAGGTTATAGCACTACTATAAAACTAATAAATGACTCTACTTCATTTGTAGAATTGTTTGCTTGTAA